GAGTTTCTGAATGCTATCACATTATCTGTTTGAGTAGATAGTGATGTTACTCCCACTACATCAGCTCTGTCTGGAGATCCGAATGCTACGCAATCTTTTCTTACTTCACAAATATTATCTATGATGTAATTTAATAATCCTTCTCCGTTTGAACCACCTTTAGCTTTACCAACCATTAATAATGATACATCTACATCAGAAGAATCTGAGAATAGATCGTAACCTACTGCTATATCTCCTAAAGAAATATCACTTTCATTATTACCGTTTAAACCACCTGCAAAGGTATATCTATATGGTAATGCTGTTGATAATGCTGATACTGCTGAACCTAATCCAGTATATGAACCAGCTGGGTTATTAACAAAATAAATCCAGTTTGATAAGTTATTTATTCTGTCGTTAAAATATATTGATTCTCCTGATTCATTTTTAGCGTCGGTAGCTCTTGATAATGCTTCCCATGTTTCTAAAATTGTATCTGGAGTACCTGTAATATCTCCATCTTCATCTACTACAACAACGTGAAGTTCATCACCAGCTCCGCCTTTACCTAATACGAAATCAGATGTGCCAGGTGCTGCATCAAAGCTGTCTGAATATTTCCAGAATCTTTGAAGTGTGTCTGTAGAGAAATCAGTAGATAAAGTATATCTACTATGGAATTGTATTTGTCTTGTTACTGTGGAAATACTACTGTTAACAGAAGCTGAGTCTGAAGTATTTGCTGCAATTGATTTAATTGATAATTTTAACTCACCGATAGATGAATTACCAACTTTAATTAAATCGCCTAATTTAAGATCTGCTACTATAGCGTCTAATGCGTCTGTAAGTTGTGAATTAGTAACACCAGATGATGAACCTGTTACTTGTAATGTAGCATTTGCGCTTCCTACTGTAAAAGATATTTTGGTGTTAGCAGATGATGTATCAATATTTGAATCATTAGATGATCCTCCACCATGTGCTATAACAACATTACTATTCCATGCATTAGAAGAATCACAAACTTCAACTCTTAAACCATTACCTCGTGTACCTGCATATTTTGCAACAACAATGTGATTAGCATTAGCAGTATAATTACCTGCTTCAAAATCTACACTGTTTTTAATTAATACACCATCAGTATTGGATGATATGTTTGCGACACCAGTAGCGTTTCTTGCAGCATCAGACACAGTTCTTACAACATATAGCTTATTGCCATAGTTTAAAAAATTTGCTGCGGTAAAAAATGTTTCGAAATTGTTTGAAGAAGGTTCGCCAAATCTTGAAACTAGTGATGTTTCACTATCAACTAGTACTCTTGATTCAACAGGACCCCAATCAAAGACACCAGCAATCGCTCCTTCAGAAGTTGAGACTGCAGGTACCACTGTAGTTAAGTCTATTTCACTAACATTAACACCGGGACTGACTTGAAATGCCATGTTTTGCTCCTCTATTAAATTAAAATAGTTTGATTATATTTATTAAAACTTAGGGCTAGAAACTACCAACTAGCTTCACGTTCATAACCATCGGGTGAATAGTCTAACCCATCCTCAACGAATCCAAATGGCATTATATCTTCTTCTATAGATTGATTGTGCTTATCCTGTATTTGTTTTCTAATATCAGTGTTGCTCAACTCTTTAAAATAATCTTGGATAGATAACCATCCAAATAATACCAAGCACATAACTAAATCATCATGTCCCCCATCTGCTTCATATGTTTCACCTTTTTGACAGAAATGGGTTAACTCTTCTAGAATCTTGTAGTCGCTTATAATTAATTGATCATTCTCTATTAGAGTCTTAAGATTTAGGCATCCTGTTCTTTTGACTTGTTTAGTCGTTCTTACACCAAAATATTGACCTGTTTGACCAAAACCTGATGATAAAATTTGACCAGCTCTACCTCTTTGACAGGACATTAATACATTATCAATTTCTAATTCGTTATGTAATGATTCTGCTACTGTCATACCCACATCATTAGACTCAACTAATATGTAAGCATCATTATATTGTTTAGCAATTCCTCCAATGACTTGAGGAAAATTCATAGGTGATATTTCATTATTCTGCCATACAGCTACCACTCTAGATGGTAAATCGGATACGTCTACAACAACGACGGCTGAATAGTCATTATTAACACCTCTTGCAGTATCACAAATAGCCACATACATATGACCCTGTTTAACTGCTTCATACATTCTATAATTTTCATTCTGTGATATAGGATTTTCATATACTAATCTTTTTAGCACTGAAGGTGATATTAAAGTATTAGATGAGCCTATAAATTCACATTCAAACTCTACTCTGAATTGATCTTCTGATGTGTTTCGTATAGTCTGTTCTTTCCATTTTTTATCTCTTCCAGGTACATCAGACCAATGAACATCAATTCGTTTATATTCATTTATTTTATTTTCACTATCATTCCATATCTTATAAAATAGATTTAAACCATTAGGTGTAGATGTAATTAACACTTTAGATGTTTTACCGGATGAAATGGTAGGATATACGGATGCAAAAAACTCTTCTTGTATATGTGATGGTACGAAAGCAAACTCGTCTAAGTAAATTAAGTTAAAAGATCCACCCCTAATAGCTGAGGCTGACGTACTTGCTGCGAGGATCTTCGATCCATTTTCTAATTCAACATTACCTTTGTTCCATTCAACAACACCTAACTGCATCCATCTAGGTAGATGTTCATATGCTAAGGATATTCTAGATAATATTTCTCTCGATTGTTGTGACTTGTGAGCTAATATCGCAACATTGAATGACTCATTAAACATGATATACCAAAGGAGAACAGATGCTACGGTAGTTGTCTTACCTGACTGTCTAGGCATCTTACATATAACAAATCTTTCATTTGTTACAAGATCAACTATATCTTTTTGAAAATCGTATAGTTTAAAAGGTATTAACCCTTCATCAATATTTACAATTTGTATATAATTCTGTATAAAGTATTGAGGGTCTTGAGAGCATTTTACAAATTCTTCTATTTGCTCAGGAGTAAACTCTTGAGATATATTTGCTCTTTTTAGGTTTGGATTACCTAGATAATTTTCTCTAGCTTGGGTCATCTAATTGCTTCTTTATAAGTTTTTGCAAGTCACCTGTACTACCAACAAACAAAGTATTATTGACTGTAGATGGATTTTTATTACCACCTGTATTGTTCTCAAAATCTTGTTTCTTTTTAGACAGATCCATTAGTGCTATATTTGCATCAGATAATGTTCTTACTAATGTTGCAACAACTTCGAAAGCTCTAGGATGTTGTGATTGTTGTGCTACTTGTAATAGATCAGACAAAGCATTAGATCCATTCTCAATCACCTGGTAAAGATTCCCTCTTGCATATTCAAAGTCATTGTCTATTTTACTTGCTTTAACTATGTCTTGAGCTTTAGTAATATCTTTTTTTAGAGGTTCAAGCTCTAAAAATTCACCTATTTTATCATCCATTGAAAGTCTTATTAATTATATAATCAAAATTATCATTAGCACTAATGCTATTAGTATTTATGGTAACCTGATTATTAGTAGTTGGGTTACCATTTGCATCTAAACCGGGCTTAATATGTACTTTAGATGCAGGTGTTGCATTTGAATTAATTGTAAACACTCCAGCTGCTCCTGGGTCAACATAAAACTGTGTATTAGCTGTTTTAATAATACCTTTTTTATCTTCTACAGGACCAAATACATAACCTTTTACTTCAAACTGTAATGTATGTATTATTGCTCTTCTTTGTTCAAAATTTCCTTCATATGTATCTTGTGTTTGCATTTGTGAAAATACAACAGGTATATCAAAACCAAAATCTAAATTATCTAAAAGTTTTAATGTAGCTGTATATTCAGGGGTGAAATAAGGTAGTATTTGTTCTAATATTCTTACACCATCTTCAGCATTTTTTACTAGGATTGCTAATTCGAACCCAATATTAAATGGTGTTGGTGTTCCTACTGATGATAAATTAAAAGATGTTGATGCACCTTTATATAAATCTCTCATAGGGTTCATTCTTCTTTCTGGGTCATATTGAAACGAATTCATTTCAAACGACATACGAGGTAATTGTATTTGAACCTGTCTATCTAAATTAGGATCAACATTTAAGCGTTCAATAAATTTTTGTCTCGGTCCATAAGATATAGGTACACGTAATGTTTGTACTCTTTCACCCGCACTGTTTACTCTGTCTATTTCGATATTATTAAACAAAGTACCAAAATATATCACGTACTTTCTAATAACACCATTGTAATATTTTTTACCAAACATTAGAAATTATTCTCCGAGAATGGATTTATTTCACTAAAGTCTATAAAACTATCAGCCTCAAATTCTAAGAATGTTGAATCGTCGTCTTTATCAACTGTTCTCTTATCGTAATTATCATTAATTAATTGGCTTCCATTTTCTGTTATCAATTCAACCCCTGCTTCAGTTGTAAAGCCAACACTTTCCATTTGATAATGTTGTGATAAATCTACTTCAATATTATCTATTTCTGTTATACCAGTACTAAATCTTTCATCTGAATACTCAAACTTCTCAATCATCATATCATAAGTTTGTAAGTCACCTAATTGATAGAATATAGCTTGATGCTGAACTGATTTAATTTCAAATAAAGCGCCTATAGATGTTTCTAATGATCCTTTAATCCAAGGTAAGAATAATAAATCCCCTTCTCTTGGTCTTGTTATATCAGGATTAAATTCTTCTATTTCTTCTGAAAATCTTCTTCTGGCTATAGTGATATTCATTTGATCACTAATACGTAAACCAAATCTTTCCATAAATTGACCTTCACCTTCAAACCCTTCTACAGATCTTACATATATTTCTATAGGGTATACTGTACTAAAAGATGAAATTGGAGCTTCTGAATAAAGCTGGTCTTGATAATTTTGCGTTCTAGGAAGGTAAAAGCTTTCTTGTCCATACATTTGTATAGATTCAATTATAAGATCTTCTATTAACTGCTGTTCACCTGATGCGACATAGTTTTGAAAATAATTATTTAAAGCCATTAGTTATCTACCAGCATTATATCAAAAGAAGATGAAATAACTGAACCAGTATCACCAGTTCCTCTCACTTCAATATCAGTTTTTTCTGGAAAACGCAAGGGAATCGAATAATTCTGAGTAGTATATCCACCTACGATATCAATAATATCCTTTGTTCTAAATGGTGCACCACCATCTAGTTCTCTTGCTAGTAAAGTTACTGTGACAGAATTATTCATTGGTGCTACACCGACGTTCCAAGTACTGAGATAACCAGTTTTTCCAGCTGGTATTGTATAAAGTGCAAGTTGAGTTTGACCCAAACCAGTAGTTGTCCCGCTACCAATAACGCCAATATCAGCAAGAACTGTACCACCTCCAGACGCTGCGGTGGATATAAGAACATTACCATCATTTGCCCTTAACGCCCCAGCGGTTGCAACAAATGCTCTATAAACTCTTAGGAATGAAGCAGTAGAAGCTGCACCATTTACAGTAATCGTTTCTTCAATTTCATTAAAATCATTATCTAAACCTTGAACAGTAATCGTGCGAGCACCATCGTTGCCAGGACCATCGTCAGAGCTTGCGCTATATGCATAAACTGTACTAGCAGAACCAACATCAAGATAACTATAAAGTCCTCCGTGCATCCAAATAGTTTCTGGTATATTTCCTACACTTGGATTTCTACCAAACTTATGGATTGATTTATACCCATCAACGAGTCCAGCTGCAATAGGAATATTCGATGCAACACCAAACGAATTGATAAGATTACCATCTTTATCAGCATGCATAACAACTTCAAAGATAGTATTACCATTAGCTAAATATTCGTGTCTATCTCTTCTGTATTGAGCCATTTTTTATCCTATCATATCAGAAACTGGCAAGCTGTAAGATGTAAGCATTTCTTGTTCAAGCTTATCTAGTTCAGCCTGAGCCTCTTGCATAATTTGCTGGCCGTTAAACTGTACTCCTCCAGGTAATTGTAACCCTGTAAATTTACTTAAATTAGATCCCCATTGATATTTTATTTTTTGAGTTGCATAATTTAATAACCATCTATCTTTATAAACATCACCATATACTTCTGGGTCAACTATACGATAACATTCACCTACTATCACTTCACCTGCTTGCATTTTATCCCAATCCATATCTACATATAATCTATTAATATGTCTATTATATCTTATTGGTTGTCTACCTACTAATAGCTCTTCTATAAACTGAATATGCATCATATTAGTATAATAAGTTACTAAAGATTGGTTAAATGAAGTTAAGTCATACAAATCGTTTAAAGCAATTTGATATCTTATATTGAATAAATTGTTTGTTGAAAGTGCATCACCAATATCAAATATTCGTACTGCACCTATTATATTTTCTGGAACTGTAAGATATTGATTAGTAATATCATCAGCTGTTATTGTCCATTTATAAAAGGTTCTTTCTGAACCATCAAAATGATAATCCCAATAATAAGATAGAGCTTCATCTATTCTATCTTCAGTTTGCATATCCTCTACATTAATTTCAACTACAGGATATCCTAACTTTCTTAAGCAATATTGTTTAAACTCCGTTCTTGTTGTTGGTAATGCCATTTATTATCCCCACACCACTGTACCTGTATCATTATAAACTTTTAATACTCTATTTGAACTATCATACAGATTTGCAATTATAGCGTTTGCTGATGCTGTCATAGAAGCAAAAGTTACTGAATCTGAAGTACCTACTGATTGTCCAATATGAACACCAGTTGAATTAGATGTTACACCAGTACCACCTACAACCGATAATGTTCTAGTTGCTGTAATATTACCACCACCGGTTAGACCATTACCTGCTGTAATAGACACACTTGAGTGATTTATATGTTCGTTTGCTACAAAACCTGATAGGTTGTCGTGATTAATATTTGATGCATCTGCAAATATTCCTGAACTGTTAGCAATAAT